TCATTTTTCTTTCACAATGCGAAATTCAGGCTTGGGCTTCTGGTAGTCGTCCCTGATGAATTTGCCATAGGTGCGAAAAACCATCTCCACGTCCTCATGTCCCAACTGGCTTGCCACGTACCATGGATTGGCGCCGGCCGTCAGCAAGGCCGAGGCATAGGTGTGGCGGACCTGATAGGGATTCCGATACTCCACCTCGGCGCGTTTGCAGACCGGCTGCCAGAGCGTCTTGCGGATCTGGGCGTCTGTGCTCCATGGCTCGCCCGTGCGGGGGTTGAGCCAGATGCGCTCGCCCTTGAGCTCGGAAATAGGGCGCTGGGCGTGCAGCGCCGCGAGCGCCTCGGCGGATAGCTCCACATCTCGGATGCCGGCGGCTGTCTTGGGCCCTTTGATCACGCCTGCGACCTGATTGAGCTCTATCCGGGCAACGGACCGCTCCCAATCGATGTGGCTCCACTGCAACGCTTGCAGCTCGCCTGGGCGCAGGCCCGTCTCAAACCAAAACTGGAGCATGAGCCTTTCGTCGGGGCGGCAGGCCTTGAGGATGGTCTCGCGCTCAGCCGCGCTGAACGGCGTCACCACATAGTCGCTGGCCTTTGCCGTTTGCCGAATGAGCTTGGATAGAGCGATGCGCTCGAAGGGATTGAAGTCGATCAGCTCATCATTGAGCGCATCCTCAAACAAGCTGCGCAGCGGGGTGAGCATGTTCCGTATGGCCTTGCTGGTGCAGTCCATTTCTGAAACCCAGTCACGCAGCAGACTGGGCAGTACTTCGCCCACCCGCAGCCCATGCCAACGGCGCATGCGCTCGCCTGTGATGGCCTTGGCGTAGCCGTTGTAGGTGGACGGGGACATTTGCCCGTTCTTGACCTGGCGGGCATAAGTGTCAAGCTGCTTTTGCAGCAGCGTTTCCATGAGCGGGTTGCTTTGTGACGGCGATGCGGCCCTCGGGCTGCCCGGGAAGTAATCGGCATAGGAGAAGCCACCTTCGGCAATCTTGCGGCGGATTTCGTCGCGCAATGAGGCAGCGCGCTGAATGCTGCTCTTGTTGATTGCACAGGCTGGGAGCAGCTCACGGCACTCCTGGCCCTCCCAGGTGAAGGCAATTTGCAGCCTGTCGCCTGAGACGAGATGGCGAATCTTCACGCCGGGCGGTGTTGCTTGGGTAGGTGGTCTTTTATCCATTGATCGGCTGCTTTGATGTTGACGTAGAGGCGGCGGTGGACGACGGCGACCTGCTGGCCTTCGCGCCACACGCCGCACTTCTTGCGCTGTTTGACGGTTTCGCGGGTGACGCCGGTCAGCTCTTCGAACTTGGAGGCCAGCACCCACTCGGGTGCATTGACGGACTCATCATGGGCGGCAGGGTTTACGGCTCGTGTATCTGAATGTTTCATGGGTCAAGGCTCAGTTCAGGGGGTTGTGGAGGGGCTGGACGGCGGCTCGATATGAGCGCGAGGCCTGCGGTTGTGCGTGGGCATCAAAAGCCTGGAGGTAGGTTTCCCAGAGCTGCTGACCATGGGCACAGCGCGCCTGCTTGCCACCGGAAAGGCCGGCCGCGCAGCAGGTTGGGCAGTTGAAGTGGTGGGCGATGTAGGCCTTGTCTTCTGGCAGGCCCACGGTGCTGGCGCTGGTTGCCAGGGTCATGGCTTCATGAAAACAAGCCAGTGAGTCATTCCCGAGCGGCCACTGACTTGACCGAACAGTGGCTTCTCTGGTGTCAGGGCTAGGACCTCTTTCACTTTCACCTGCGTTTCGTTCCACTTGAACACCAATGTTCCACCTGGCTCCAGCACGCGGAAGCACTCGCCAAAGCCTTGGCGCAAGTCTTCGCGCCAGTCTGGCCCCAGCTTTCCGTACTTGGCTCCAAGCCATGATTTCGGTCCCGCATGGACAAGGTGAGGTGGATCAAACGCCACCAGCTTGAAGGCACCGTCCGGGAAGGTCAGCGCGCGGAAGTCCATAAGACAGTCGGGTTCGATTCGCAGAACACGCTGGCCAGATGCATTGCCCCGCGAGTTGTCGGTCACGGTGATGGCTTCGCTGCGCTGGTCAATAAATACCGCGCGTGGGTCCGACTTGTTGAACCACATCATTCGGCTGCCGCAGCAGGCATCAAGGACGCGGGGCGTAGTGTTCATATTGGTGGCTCCAAAAGAGAAAACCCGCCGAGTGGCGGGTGTGTGGGGTGGATAAAGATTCCAGTGATTGCTAGGACGGATGGTTCGTGATGGCATAAGCCATGCGCTGATTTGGATTGGGGCGAGATCCTTCAGCGCGGATGGCAATCCTTGTCTCCAGGCCATCCAGTGATCGCGCCGCCTGGCTTATCCTCCAAGCGCGCAACATCAACTGATGTCGCGAAGTTCATGTGAGCGCATGTCATGCGAATCAAGAATAGTGAGTCGGGTGCTGCTAATAATGGGACACCACCATGTATGCGGTGGCTCAATGTGGCGTGGTGAGGATTTTTAGTATGAATATAGAAAAAGAAGACTTGGAAAAATGGGAAACAGATGAACCGGGTTTAATGGTTGATTCACTCTTTCTAAAGAAGAGAATTGCTGATGTAGAAAATGCGCTTGTGATTAGCTTGCCAGATGAGTATTTAGATTTTATTCATCTGGTCGGCGATCAAGCATGTAGCCCACGGGATGAGCTGGCTAATTTTATAGCAACATATAATGGATTTACTAGGGTGGCTATTATGGCTACCTTATCTTCTACAGATAGAGTTGTGAACTCAACCAAATTATTACAGGAGTCAGTCTATGATCATCGCTCATTGCTAACTAATGGCTTAATTGCAATTGGTTCAGAATATGATGATGATGGTGACGCATATATTATTTATGATGTGAGGCCTGAATCTCCCACCTACAGGAATATATTTCACTGGCGATACTATGTAGATAATTTGATTGTGGGTGATGGATTGGGATTATTGGCTCTATCATTAAGAGATTTTTTGCATAAACCGGCATTGGAAAGTGAGCTCTAATTTATTGGGTGTTGTTGCATAGATAGGCCCCCTGAGACAGACAGCCTCGGACATTGAGTCAGTGTTCGTCACCCAAACCCCGCTACAGCAGCACCAACTGGGAGCAATACAACGCTGCGCTCAAGGCTCGGTACTCCGTGACCATCAGCCAACGCCTGGAATGAATGGATGCTCAGGGCAGGCCTGCATGCCATGCTGCTTGCTCTGCTGCGGTGATTTCTTGCTTGTCTTGCATATAGGTGGCTCCCTGAATGAGAAAAGCCCGCGGCGGCGGGCTGGGGTGTTGGTTCTTAAACAGAGAAAAGTCCGCGCTGTGCTGACTCTTTCGGTAGTTCTCTCGTTTCGTGCTCTATCCGCGCTTTGGCGATAGCCAGATACTCGACCTCGCGCTCAATGCCGATGAAACGGAAGCCCTCACGAATGGCGGCCTTGCCTGTGCTGCCGCTGCCCATGAATGGATCAAGCACGGTACCGCCCGGTGGGGTTACCAGGCGGCACAGGTAGGTCATCAGGTCCGTTGGCTTCACGGTGGGGTGGTGGTTGCCGTTGCGCGCGGGCCAGTCGGCTTGCTCACGCTCGCGCATGGTGGCGTTGGGGCCGACGGCGGGAGTACTGCCGCTGGCCGTGCCCTCGTTGCGGTCGGCACGGCTGGCCTTGGCGCAGTAGAAAAAGCGGGCAGCGCTCCCTGAGCTGGCAGCGATATCGCTTCCGGTGATGTTTCCGCCGAAGGTTCCGTAGCAGACGCTGCCCGGACCATCCTGTGCGGCGCGTCGGGTGCCCGACTTCATCGCGCCGCTGGTGCTGTGAGGAAACTGCGCCACCACCTCGTCGCTGCCGTCGTGGATCAGGTTGGCCGGCCAGCGTCCGGGCGCACCACTTGGTTCTTTTTTGCCCATCTGGTACGTGCCGGGGCGGTAGCCCATCGCTGCCAGCTTTGCATTCCGCCTATCAGCTCCACTCGGCGTTGTGTTCTGAAAGTCGCCAATCCTGCACCCGTCAATATTCAGCGCCCCTGTGCCATGCTCCAGCACGTTCGCTACCACTGTCCCAACCAGCGGCTTGCGAGCCACGGTGATCGGCTCCAGGGCGGGTTTCAGGGCGGTGCCCCAGCCTTGCCATTGTGCGGCGGCATCGGTGGCGGGCGCGGTAACTTTCGGCACGAACTCGCGGCCGTTGTCCTTGATCCAGCTCCCCGTGGCGCTCTGGTCCGCGCCTGGGATCATGCGCTTAACGGCCTTTCCCTCGGACAGAACTTCCCGCTCGGCGCCGGCCGCCTTGTCAATGGCCTTGTTCACATCAAGCGACTTCGGGAAGCCGCTGCCATACACCCAAGCGATCATGTCGCGGATCTCGAAACCGGCATCTTCGATGCGGCATGCCATACGGTGCTGTGTGCGCGTGCCGGCGAAGGCCAACAGATGGCCGCCGGGCTTGAGCACACGCAGGCATTCGGACCAGACCTCAACGGGTGGAACGTCGCTGTCCCACTTCATGCCCATGAATCCGCCTGCACCGTTGCCGGTACCGATGCGCGAACGGCCGTAGGGATTTTCAAGGTTCACGGATGCCGTCCCCGTGCCGCCCTTTTTCCCGGCGGTGAGTCCATAGGGTGGATCAGTGACGATAGCGTCCACACTGTTGTCTGGAAGCGTTCTCAGTACGTCAAGACAGTCACCGAGCTTCAACTGATATTGCATAGGGCTCCAGAAAGCAAAAAGCCCGCTCAGTGGCGGGCAGTAGATTCATTGATGTGGGCGCGTGGCCCAGTTCATGCAAATCTATGAATAGATTGTCAGTTGCTGGCGCTGGGGGCCTGGGTGGCGGGCGTCAGGAGCGCGCGTTTCCCGCTGGCATCCATGCGCGACACCAGCCCCTCTGCCTGCATGCGCTCCAGCAGCGCGGCGGCGCGGTTGAAACCTATCAACAGTTTGCGCTGCAAATAGGAGATGCTGGGTTTCCGGTCCTTGCGCACCACTTCAACGGCTTCGGCATACAGCGGGTCTGGGCCATCGCCGGCGGCCTCGCAGTGTGGCGCGGGCGCGGTCCTGGCAGTGCTTGCTGGCAGAGTTTCCGTAGCAGGCGCGTTCTGAAGCGAGGCGGGCAGGTCGCCCAAGGCGGTGCGGCCTTCGCCGCCCAGTGCATCGATCAGATCGGGGATCAGGCGCGACAGCTCGCCGGTGGCAATGGCCACATCCGTATCGAAGCCGCCATCGTCTTTGCTGTTGCCGTCCATTACCGCATCCAGCAGCGTGATGTTCTTGATCTGCAGGCCTTCGGTCAGCACAAAGCTCACGCGGTCATCCCAGGTCATGGCCAGCTTGGTGGGCAGCTTGCCGTGCTCGATGTGCTTGCGGACCTCATCAATATCCAGCGGATGCCGGGCGTAGCGCACGACAGCCTTTGACTCGTCCGTGGCCTTCAGCTCCGTTTCGCGATCTGCGGTGAAGCCGGTGGGCGGCTCCTGCGTCATCAGCCAATGCGCCATGGCGGCCTGCGGGCTGGTATGGGTGCCCAGCAGGGCCAAAGCAAAGCCGGGCAGGCCTTCGACCAGCAGCGTTACCACCTCGTCGGCACGGCCTTGCGCGCTGGTATCGAGCACCAGGGTGCGGGCCTGCGGGTCAATCCAGACCCACATGCTGCCTTGCTTGGTGAAGGCCATGGGCAGCAGGTCCAGCTTGGCTTCATCCTTGAGGTCGCGCTTTTCCTTCTTGCCGGGCTTGCGGCCATCGGTCTTTTCAATATGCTCGGTCTTCTCGTTGACCTTGCGATTGAGCACGCTGGCCGGCAGCACCTTGGCCTCTGTCATGAAGCGCATGACCCATTGACCGGCCACGGACTCGACCAGCGGGCCATGCGGTTCGCCGCGCGGCGGCACCCAGCCCACGGAACGTTCCTGGGTCGGGCCGCACTCTTCAAACACTGTCTTTTGCAGGGCATCCTCCAGCACCTGCAGATCGCCCTGCCAGCTCTTGGCAATGCGGTAAATGATCATGCTCTTGAACATCTGAACTCCAGAAATAGAAAAAGCCCGCTGATTGGCGGGCCGTGAAGTGGAGAGAGTGGAGGCCGTTAGTGGCCGCAAGGAAGTGGTTGACCTTGCTCTTCTTTGAGGTCTTCAGGAAGAGGCGCGCCGCAGCTTCCGCAGCGCTTGTCGGTGGTGGTATTTGTAATGCTGGTGATACTCATAAAAAAGCCCGCTCAATGGCGGGCAAAGGCAATTCTGTGGAGGCTCTCTAAATCTTGCTGCGGCCTCGGTAGTCGAGGTCGGTGGCGGAGTAGTTTTCTCGCTTGCGCCATTCCATTTGCACGGGGCCGGCATGTTCAGGAGGGTAGGTGATGCGCTCTTTTTCGCGGCTGAGCTCCCATCGCTTGGCCTCCACGACATGGTGAACTGTTGATTTTTTAGTTTTGGTCATTGGTGAGGCTCTCTGTAAATATCCGAACGCTAGGCCCACAGTACATGGTTAATCCTTAGTGGTCTATCAATTTATTTTTTGAAGGCTTTGATGTGAGGAGCGTCAGGCCGGGGTCGCGGAAGATTTCCAACCAAAGGTCTTTCGGGTCACCTATACTGGCCTCACTCGCTGTTAAGGCCGTTCGCCCCAACAGTGCCTGTCTGACACCAATGCCGCCCCTTGGCCGCAGGTAGCCGCTCTTCTAGCAAAGCACGCGGTGGTCACACCCCTCTAGGCGAACTCACCAGATCCTGAACATCATCCCGGATCTGCGTTGCCCCCTGCACTTAGCAAGGGCCTTCCCTATCTCATTTGACGGTCTGCGCAATCGTGCATGCGATCGTCCGCTTTCATGCTGCACAAAAACACTACAGAGCAGATTGGCCGCTACGTGGTCACACCTCTCACCCAGACTGACGCAAGTGGTCAATTCACTGCTGCTGTCTCTATTCGTCGTGGTACTTATGACCGAATCTTTCGGTTCATCCCACATTTTTCTGATGAGTCGCTTGCCTCTAAATATGCTTTGGCTGAAGGTCGGAGCATGGTGCTTGGTCACCAGCTGAATTGAGCTGCATCATTTTTCATCCCTCAGTAGAAGCTTTGGCTACTGACTAATCTTCACCAAAGCACTCCCGTGGTTCTCTTGGGAATCATCTTTCGCTCCGAAAAATAAGTAGCGAAATTCACTTAGAAGGTAATCCATGCAAAGCAATCTCTACGTCTCCAATCTTGGCTATGGCATCGATCGCGAAACGCTGAAATCACATTTTTCAAGCTGCGGGGATGTGCTGTCCTCCGAAGTAATAACGGACCGAAATACAGGTCAATCGCGCGGCTTCGGCTTTGTTGAAATGGGCACGGCTGCCCAAGCAAAAGCCGCGATCGACTCCCTCAATGATCAGTCATTGGGTGGTCGAGTGATCTCTGTATCGCTAGCCAACACACGCAAGTAATTTTTTACTTGGCGTAAAAAGGCCCACATCTCTAAAGGTGTGGGCTTTTTGCATTCTTAAATTGTCGAGCTCAATGCTCTTCTCTGACGCACTTCACAATATTTTCGCTAACCCAAATCGCTGTCATTCCTGGGCAATGCCAAGCGCTAAGCGCTGAAATTTTGAGTGCAACAGCAGCTTCCTCAAGGTTCTTTCCCGATTCGGATTTGCAGCCTCCGATGAGCAGGCAAGTCAGCAAAACCACCGAGGCGCTCAAGAAGAATCCTACCCTCCAAAGGAGGTGGTTGCTCCTGCTTCGCCTCTTGGGTAGATGCTCAAGCTGGATTGGTGGCTTTGCCATACGCCTTAGTCTATGTTGATGGATGCGGACGCATAAGCCGCTGCTGCACCCTTTGGCACTCTAGAGCTCGCATGTTGATGACCTCGAATGGACATCTGCGTAGCAAAGGCAACAGCGCTGTCTGAAGACAAGCTATGACAGTGAAATCTGCAATGGCTATTCTCTATCCTTCTGTGCAAAAAGAGCGAAAAGACTTCCTACAAGAAGGTCATGTCATGGCCAATCTAAGGTTGCTCTTTCAGGCATTGCACGGTCTTCTCGTCAAGCCACTCGGCATGCATGCCCGGGCAAGCGAACTCATCGCGCAGGCTTTGGGTGAAGGATTGGGGTTCATCGGCTTGGGCATCAGGCGCGGACAGCCAGGCTGCGAGAAGCAGAGCGCCAACGATGACCAGCAGGGAGTCAACAATCGTCTTCAGCATGAAGATCTCCTGTTCAAAAATCGTGTCCAGCTATCCAAGCTGAATGCTCAGAGGGGCCAGGCTTCTGGCGTGAGTGCGATCACCACGGCCGCGCCGACTAGGCAGAAGAGGCCGAAGCCGGTGAGAGCCCATTGCGCCGCGAGCAGCAGCTTTGTGGTGTGGGCAGGGGATGGAGTTGAATGCATGAAATCTCCTGAGGGCAAAGAAAAAGCCCGCAAGCGGTTGCTGCGGGCTTGAATAGAGCGCCGATGACCTTTCGGGTCATGCCTGGGAAAGGTTGAGGGGGGGCCAGGCTCGGCAAAAACTGATGAATTGCGTTGAATTCTGCATGACGCATAAAGGGCAAACAAGACGAGTTCGGCTTACACCAAAAGGGGTAGCAGCTCTGGCTTGTATGACCGAGCCAGCTACGGGTACTCATCAGCGCGATGAGTGGTCGCGCTTTGCATGGATCGGCCATCAGCAAAAGAAAATGCCCGCGAGCGATTGCTGCGGCTCCAGGGGTTGCATTGCCACTACCAGTCAATGCATAGGTGGATGTGAGCCTTTGCTCTAATTGACGCTACAGATCGAAACACATAGCCTGATTGCTCCACTTTTAGGAGACGGCATGGCGCATAACGATGTGGTCTATTGGTCTATGCAAGAGCTGCAGGAGTCTGTTCCGAGTAATGCTCAAGTTCTGGCATTTGGAGACTCTTGGTTCCACTATCCAATGTTGGGTGGATCGTTGATCAACAACATTGGGGATTTGGTCAAGCCGACAGGTCGGAAGATCCTGGTCACCGGCAAAAACGGTGTCGAAATTCGAAAGTTTGCGGAAGGCTACTGGCTGCAGCGCTTTCGAAGTGTGATTCGCTTTTATGGGCAAACTTGCGACGCCATATTGCTGAGCGGCGGTGGTAATGACTTCGCTGGGTTTGATGATCTCCGACCCCTTCTCAAAGGCGATTGCTCGAATGCAACCACGGCAGAGGAGTGTTTTAGAGAAGGAGACGGGGAAGACACCATCATCAGACTTCAGCAACAAGTACGTGCAGCCTATGCTCAGCTAATCACTGAAGCATCGCTCACCATCCCTGGTTCAGCGAAGTTTTTCGCGCACAACTATGACTACGCGCCAGTTACAGGCAAGGGCTTTATGGGAGGCGAGGCCTGGATTCGCCCGGCACTAGAGGATGCCCGGGTACCCAAGAAACTCCACAATGCCTGCGTCAAACTGATCATCGATGGTCACTCGAATACATTGGCGCAGTTGCAGAGTTCATTGCCAGGCCGCTTCGTGTTTATTGATAGTAGAAACACTCTTGGCCCTAAAGACTGGGCCAACGAACTGCATCCCACTGGAAAAGGCTTCGACAAGGTCGTCAAAGCCGCTTGGGTGAGCCCGCTAAAACTGGCTGGCTTGATTTAAACGATCGGTACCAAGAACGCACAGCTACCTGTAGATGGGGTAGTTGTGCTCAGATAAAGAGCCGGTGACCTTTCGGGTCATGCCTGGGTAAGAAGGATTGGAGGGAGGAGGGCGGCTCCCAGGCCCGGCTGGAAATTAGAATGGGTCAACAGACTGGAGGTGCTATATGACCCAGGAGGAATGTGGCGCATTCGCTGCGCTGTCGATGATCGTGACGGCAGTAGTCAAGGCGCTTCCGCCAGAGACCGCGCATCAGGTTGCGAGAGAACTACGCGCTGCACAGCTGGATGCCAAGCATCAGGACGGACCTGATAGGACGGACCCCGCATTCAGGCTTGGCCGCGATCACTTAGTGAATGCATATCGCGAGCTTCTCAACAACGTGGCTGAGGGCAAGGTCTACCTTGTCGGCGGTGGGAAGAAGTAGATCTGACTTGCTATCTGGCGTGACCACTGTCGCCACGACGCAAGCGCCGTGTTCCTGATTGCCGCCAGCCCAGGCCCATTCCTGAACTGCCGTACCTGCTCGAGCAGTCACGCCAGATAGCCCCCGTTACTTTCCCGGGGTGTTCATGATGGGCGCCTAAGACCGGCGCAATTACCCTCTTGCAGTATTCCAGCCGGGCCTTGCAGGCCTGGTTTGTAAGAACCGGGGAGCCGACCCCCGACACCATCAAGAAAAAGAGCGGATCACCCGGCATGCGGTCTGTCGGTGGCGGCATCTCGGATTGCCAAACTCCACGCCCGGTTTAGTTTTTCAGTGCCGCGCTCTTTCTTGATGGCCCCGCTGTAGCCCTGCGGGGGAGGGCGCATGCAGGCCGCATGCTGGCAAATCACTCACATCTCAATCTCCATCAGGCCGTTGCAGGCTGCAGGAGCCCATGCTCGCGGCAATAGGCCATCTCTTCGTCGTAGTCGGAATCCTCCAGCACCAGCGTGCCGTCAGGGGCGTAAATGTCTCGCTTCGGGGAACCCATGGCGCGCTCTGTGCGCTCCACTCGGTAGCCGTGCCGCGCCCAGCATCCGTTGGGGCTGTTTGGGTTGGGAGGCTGCTGGGTGGTGTTGACTGTTTCCATGGCTTTGAAGTCCGTTGGTAATGAGAGGCGCCTATGCATTCAGCAAGTGCGCCTTGATGAAGGGTCCGAAAAATGGGTTGTCGCCTTTTTTGTATTCCAGGCGGATGCGGTCGCCAGGGTGGAAGCCACCAGGCGGCGCGATATGGGCATCCACTCGAACGTCAAATCCCATGTCTCCACTGCGCACAGTCAGGCTCCAGGCTCCGCTGACGAATTGCTCGGCGCATTGCACTGTGGCGCCCAGGAAAGAGGTCTGCAGGGTGGCTGTCACCACCTCGTCCTGCTTTGTGGCGGGAGTCAGGTTGTCCACCTTCTTGGGCAGCTCAGCCCATGCAAGCGTTTCGTCGGCGCTGTCACTGTTTCGCAGTGGGCGCAGCTCGCAATCCCTGTAGACGACAGTGTTTCGCGGGTCAGGAGGGCAAGTAAGGTTGCCAAACTTGAAGGTGGAGAGAGGGCGCCCTTCCCAGTCGGCTGGGATTGAATGGGCTCCCGGTGTGGCGCGGCAGAGAATCTCCAGAAGACAGCCGTTGTTGTTGGGGTATTCAAGATCGTTGACCACGATGGCCAGATCACCGAGACGACAGTTCATGGCATTCCTTGATAACTGTTTATTTATACAGTATTTTTGAGCGAGTTAGGTCTGTAGGTCAACTCAAACCAAAGCCCTGCAAGCAAGGCTTTGATTTGTGCCCTGATCTCGCTCAGGGGCTGGCGCTGCTTGCGCAGTCATATGCGTGTGGCGGCGTCATCTGGTGTAAGAGGGCGGGCGACTCCTCAAACCATCGGCCAACTTTGATCCCGTGCCGGCTTTCGTGCGGCTCTAACGCTGCTTCCGCAGTTGCTGGGCCGGGGCATCCGGCCTATTCATCGCGCATGTGTTCTCCTTCGCAGCGCGCGGCTGCTTGATTGGCGTCTTGCTTCTCTTGGTGACGCGATCCCTCAAGCAAATTGCCCCTTGAATCTCGCTCTTTGGCGAGCTGGAGCCCGATTGCTGACGGTGAGTGCTTGGCTTTTTAAAGACCCGTGGCACGCGGCTCGATCGCTTGGCACCCATCGCAGCGGTTTGTTGCCGCGATGGATCAATCTTAGTTCAAGCTAATTTATAGATCAATAGCCTTGACTAATAAATTTGAAGCCTGAGCAAATTTATTGAAGACAGTTAGATGCGGCGGACGAAAAAAAGCCCGCACGTGGCGGGCTGGCGTTACAGGCCGATAGGCTACTTAGTGGCTAGCTCGTCAAGAGCTCCTTGCAGCGACTTGATGAGTCGCTCCACATCCTCAGGAGGCATCTCGATCCATGCGGTTGAGACGGGCAGGCCGGATGAAGTCTTGGCGGTGTGCTTAAGGCCGATCAGTAGCTTTCCGTCCTCAGCGCGGGTGCGGATGCTCGTGAACTGAAGGAGAGGGGCTGGAGCGTCCATAAGGGGGTAGCGCCATGAAAAAGCCCGCTCGAGGCGGGCTGAGATCAATGCATCACGACTTGGCTTGGCCCTTCAAGTTTGCTAAAGCTGATCACATCGCTAGCAATACTTCTGAATACTTGCTTTGTACTTTTTGCCGCTGTTTTGTCATACCTGTCATCAATGACAACCACCAGTTGCGCATCTTCATTTGTTTGCCTGTTGGTGATGTCGACAAGTTTGTATAGGGCCGGAGCGGCAGATTGTTGATTGGGCCTTACAGCGATGTAGCCTTTGCCTTCAAAGCTGAAATCAAGCTCGTGCCTCTTGCCGGAGCTTCCAAGATAGACAGGCTTTGGCATGAAGGTATTGGCGCTAGCTGGGTAGAGGCTGAGCAAGGCATGCGCAACTTCGTCGGCGAACGCAGCGGCACCGGCATCGAGGCCTTGATGCTCATGCTCCCATTGACTAATGGCAATCATGCATGTGATGTACTGAGCAAAGGCATCCGACGGGGATGATCCCTTAGAGAATAGCTCTAACACACCGTTGTCATTCATCGCTGCGCCGTGCTTCTGGGCAATGTTGCTCACGAACCTGAGCTTGTGGCCATTGTTTAGCTGCATGCCTCTGCCAATGAAGTGCAGCAACGTCTGCCCGTCATCGAAAAACCTATGCACATCATTCGCAAACGACTGCACATAGACCGGCACAGGATCCCCGTCTGCAAAACAAAAGGGCGTGCTGATCCTTGCAAGGTCTCCTTGCTCGCTGATGGGTTGGCATGCAAACCCGGTCATGTTGAGTAAGTCTTTGCAGATCATGGCTTTAGCCTCAGTTGCTCAGGGTCGTCGAGCTCCGGCCTGAATTCAATGTTGGTCTGTTTACAAAAAAAATCTAGAACGTCCCCGAAAGAGCGCCAGTCGCGCCATTGAGGCACCGGATTGCGTCCCCTACCGTAATGTTCGTGAGCCTCGTCGTGCCAATTGTCAGGGTTGTAGCTCTTCGTTGTGATATGAAGTTGGTAAACCCTAACTTTCGGCTGTTTTCGCACTTGCCGAAAAACACTCATCTTCACTGTGATGAGGTTTGTTTCTGGTGAGCGATAGAAGTTCAGTTGTACCACCAGGCCGGAGTTACTGCCACTTTCTGTAACCAGCCCTTGCTCGAAAGTGTATGCGCCGAAAGGCTTCTCCAGCACCTGCCAGTCGTCCAAGTCTGCATCTTCGCAGACATGCAATGTGGCCAGTAACTCCCTGGCTTCCTCTTCTGTGACTGAATCCAAAGTGCGCTTCCTTGTGCAGCTCTATTAATCAACGACGCAGCGCTAAAACACCATCGAATCCGGCCCGACTGAGCCTGCCACACGACAGATGCATTCCACCTCTTCCTTGGAGATGGTCATGGGGGCATAGCCGTTGTTGATGCTCAGCAGCTGGATTTCGTCGCCGCGAACCCAGTTGAGCTCCTTCAGGAGGCATTTGCCGTTGTGCAGCTTGACGACAACATCGCGGCCTGGCTGGGCTTCGATGCTTGGCGTGACAACCACGAACTCCCCTGCGCGGTATCGCGGATGCATGGAGTCTCCCTTGATGCGCAGAGCATAGGCCTGGGGATCTCCGGTCCAGTATTCGACCCATCCATCCGGTGTGGTGTCTTGCACCAGATAGCCATCGTCTCCGCCGCGCACGCTTCCTGTAATTGGCACTCTTCTTGACTTCTTAAGTTCTAGGGCTGGCTCTACATTTGAGTGCTCTGCGATCACGAGGCGGTCGCCCGGGGGCAACTCTCTAGGGCCTATTCCTTCAGCAAGCCATGCTGGCGAGACATTTAGGTTGTATGCGCGGCACAGCGCTTCGGCGTACGACCTTTCCATGCTGGCAACCTTTTCCGGCATGCTGAACCAAGCGGTGACCGTTGGCGCCGATACGCCGCAGGCGTGCGCAATGGCCGCGCGCAACCCCCGCTTGTGCGGCAGCGGGAAGCAGTAGGCCATTCGATCTTGTAACGTACTCATTAGCGTAGCCTAACAATATATTCATTAGCCTTGGCTTGTTTTAATCAGTAGCCTGAGCTAATATTCGTGCATGAACGCACCTGCAGTCCAAGTTATTGAGGCCCTTGGCGGCACCGCAGCCGTGGCTCGAATCTTCAAAATCGCCATGCCGAGCGTTACCGCCTGGAAGGAAGTTGGGATTCCACCCGCGCGAATGATGTACCTGCGCCTTGCTCACAAGAAGGCGCTGGCTCGCATAGATCTGCAGGCAGCTACAGCCCAAAGGTCGCGGCAAGGCTCAGAGGCGCTGGCGCAGCCATCCACCTCAACCAAGGAGGTGGAGTGATGTCACTTATCGAAGACTTGGGCATTGCACGCAGGGCAAATGAGCCCGTTGTCGGCGCCCCAAATCCTGTGGCGCTGGAGCACAACAGACCTGCCAATGGAGAAGCAGGGCTGGCAGACATAGTGGGGCGCCTCATCGATTCCTGGCTCTGCGGCCCCAGCGGGGTTGTTGGCGGGATTGCGGCGCAGCGCAACGGCACCGCTAGCGAGCGTGACCAGCGTGTATTTGCCGCGCTCATCGATGGTTGCCTTCAGTTCCAGATTTTCCTTTTGCACCTTGGCCAGATCCGATTGGAGCTGCAAAAGAGCGGTGTTGTGAGCGAGGAGTCCCTCCTGCGCCTTGAGCAACTGCTCCAACAGGGCAGAGGTCTTTTCGTTGATGAGGGCGGCGTCGCGGGTTGCACTCAATCCCTTGGCAATGTCTCTTGCCGCGGAGATTGAAGCAGTAATGCCGCCGATTGCTGTCCAGTCCATTTTCTTGTCCGCCCTCTCTGGTGTTGGTTGTGTAGGAGCTCCCAGCATAGCCCAGGGTGCGGCGGGCACCTTTTCCTCTCTTTTGGCCTGTTGTCATTTGCATGCAGGCAGTGTCTTTTGCAGCGGCCCAGCCCGCAACGTCCTTTTTCTGGAGATCCGGACATGAGCACACTTGATGCCCTGCGCCGTGGCGTAGATAACTATCCTGGCGGCCGCGAAGTGGTGGCCGTTCGTATTGGCAAGACTGGCGAGGTTCTGCGCAAGGAGCTGTCTGGCGCGGCCTCTCACAAGCTGGGCGCGGTAGACGCCCTGACCATTGCCCGCATTGCCTGCGAAGAGGGCCGCCCCCACTGCTATGACTACGCATCCGTGGTGGCCCAGGAATGCGGCGGCCGGTTTGAGTTGGTGACGGGCCCCATGGCCGACGCGCCGAGCCCGGTGGCCAAGGTGTCCAAGCTGGTGCTGGAGACGTCGCATGTCACCACTGCGGTGATTGATGCCATGCAGGATGGCGTGATTTCAGACAACGAGCTGGTGCAGATCGAGCGTGAGATTGCCGAGGCCGAGGAAGTGCTGCGCAAGCTGCGCCAGGCCGCGCGCGCTGTGAACGCCGCAGGCAAGCCCGAAGCCGCGAGGTCTGAGCGATGAGCAAACTGCCATGGTTCCGCACCTATACGCGGATGGTCGATGACGACAAGCTCAAGCTGCTGGCCTTTGAGGATCGCTGGCACTTTGTCGCCCTGTTGTGCCTCAAGGGCGAGGGTCTGCTGGACAAGGGCGACGCCCCTGCGCTGCTGATGCGCAAGGTGGCCGTGAAGCTGGGGCTGGACGTGCGCAGCCTGGAAGAGGTGGCCCGCCGCCTGGCTGAGGTCGGACTGATCGAACAGGCCACCCTGCAGCCTTCCAAGTGGGCCACTTTGCAGATGCGCAGCGACACCGATACCACTGCAGCAGAGCGCAAACGCCGCCAGCGCCAGCGCAAAAAAGACGCAGTTTCAGAGGGCCAAGAGGGTGGTCACGATCAGGTCACGGGTGAGTCACGCGTGACGGGTACGGATGTCACGCGTACAGATACAGATACAGATACAGATATAGATAAAGAAGAGACAGTTAACTATTCAAAGGCTGTAGGTGCTGCTGACCGTGACACTTCGCCTCCGGCTCAGCCAGAAGAGGCGAAGGGAAGGGGCAAGACTGCGACAGGAACACGCCTGCCCGAAGACTGGAAGCTGCCCAAGAGCTGGGGTGACTGGGCCATTGCCGAACATGCCGGCTTGACCGAGGAAGAGGTGCGCCGCCAGGCCGCGATGTTTGCCGACCACTGGCGCGCCAAGGCGGGTAAGGACGGGCGCAAGGCTGACTGGGGTGCGACCTGGCGCAACTGGATCCGCCGCGCCACCGAAATGCCCGCAGCGCGCCGTCCATCCATGGCACCTGCATCCGCAGCAGCTGGCAAATACGCCGGTGCCGGCAAGGCCATCTTTGAAGGGATTGAGCTATGAGAAGCAGCCACGAAATCTCCAGCCTGGCATCTCGTGCCGTGCACAGCGCCGGACAGCAGCAAGGCCATCTGGCGCCGCGCCCCGAAGCATCGCAGCGCATCCGCAAGCTGTTTGTGGTGCTGCAGGGCGCCTACGGCACAGCATTCCTGGCCAAGTTCAGCAGCGGCGAGCTGAACGAACGCCGTGAGGACAAAGGGGTGCGGGCTGCGCAGCTGGTTTGGGATGCGGACTTGGCGAAGTTCGCGGATGACGTGATCGAGGCAGCTTTCCAGAACATCAAGCGCGAATGCCCGGAGTTTCCGCCGAGCCTCCCCCAGTTTGAAAAGGTCTGTGAGGCCCTGACGCCCCGCAAGACCTACTTTGAAGAGAGCGGCCTACTGGCGCTGCCTGCGCCCAAGGTGGAGCGCCTGCTGGACGTGCCGGTCGAGCTCCAGGGCGATGGCAAGGACTGGGCTCGGAAGATCGTTGCTCGCATCAATCATGGCGACCAGAGCGTGACGCGCCACACCCGTATAGCGGCAATGGAGACCCTGGGCATGAACCAGCGGGGTGCGGCTGCATGAGCAAGGCAATGAAGTTGACAAGCTATGCGTTGAAGCTGGTTCCGAATGCGTCAGGCTCAAAGTACCGAAACAAGAAGATCGTGGCGGGGGATGGCACCAAGTTCGACAGCTTGGCCGAGCTCCACCGCTGGTCACACCTGCAGATGCTGCAGCGTGGCGGCCACATCAGTGAGCTGCGCCGCCAGGTTGTGTTCGAGATGGTCCCATCGGTGAAGTTTGCTGGCGCTGCGCGCGCCCGGCCCGCGATTCGCTACATCGCTGATTTCGTGTACCTGGAGAAGGGCATCGAGGTGATTGAGGATGTGAAGGGCGTGGAGACCCCTGAATTCAAGATCAAGCGCCATCTGATGAAGGCCCTGCTGGGTCTGGAAGTGCAGGTGATCAAATGACCCGGGCACTCAACCCGGCATTTTTTGGCAAGGTTGTGCCGCTGGCCGGCCAGCGCAAGCCGCCCAGCACCTCGCGCATCACGCGGCTGGTGTGGCCGACCTATGACCGCCTGAGCGATGGCCGCTACCTGATCGAGCACTGGATGGAGAACCGATGCTGCAACCGGGTTCAGGTGGGCAGCAGCAGTGTTTGCGTGGTCGACGACTACGGCAATCTGGTAGCTGTAGAGGACAGGGGGCGCGCATGGTGGTAAAGCGCATCTATATCGCCGGGCCCATGTCAGGGCTTCCGGACTTCAACTATCCGGCCTTTCATGCAGCTGCTGCAGCACTGCGCTCCCACGGCCATCACGTCGAGAACCCGGCAGAGAACCCCATGCCGCCGTGCGGGAGCTGGCAGGGCTACATGCGGATGTCCTTGCGGCAGATCGCGGCCTGCGACTGCCTCTACATGCTGCCGGGCTGCCGCAGCTCGCGGGGTGCACGCATCGAGCATGGGTTGGCGCTGGACCTCGGCCTTGAGGTCTGCGACTTCGCGGAGGTGGCCCATGCTCAATAGGCTGACTGACAAAGAGCGCGAGCACCTCGCAGCGGTCAAGGAACTGCCCTGCAGTGTCTGCGACCAGGCCGGGCCCAGCGAGGCGCACCACATTGAGCAGCGCCAGCAATACACGGTCGTTGCCTTGTGTGAGAGCTGCCACCGTGGCCCGTTGATGGGGTTGCACGGTCAACGCCGGATGTGGGCAATCAAAAAGATGAGCGAACTAGACGCACTGAATGTGACTGTGCGACGCCTGATGGGAAATTGATAGAGAGGAAATGATGAGTAGCGACCCCACCAAACCAACCCTAATTGAACGCATGACCAGCGCCAGCAACAGCTCTGACCTTTCTGTAAGCCTTGATTTTCGAGGTGATGCTGATTTCCTGATCGCCTCCGGTATGCAGCCCGCCAAGCTGGGGCGACTGGTGTACCAGCTCATGGCTGAGTGGGACTCTCGCCTAAAGCCGCGCATGCTGACAGCGGCCGACATTGAGCGCGTTGCCGAAGGCATGCCCCGGCTGGCCAAGAAGACCAAGGACAGGCGGGGTGAGCGGGTGACGGAGGTGCTGGACATTGCTGGTGCCCAGGCGGCAGCGGCCCAATGGCAGGTGCAGACGCGGCGCGAGATCCTGGCAAAGCTGCCCAGCTTCATCAAGCTGACAGACCAACATGCTGGCTTCACTCCGTGGGTTCTTGCGCAGGGCATCGAGGAAGGGCTGGCCAAGCTGTCGGATGTGCTGCTCTGGTGGTGCGATCGCCGTTGCCATGAGTGCGGTGGAACAAACCTTGCCAGAGGTAAGACCTGCAAGGCGTGCCACGGTTTCGGAACCCGGGATGTGCCGCATGGCGTGGAAGGACTGAAGATCTCGGAGCACATCGCGCGGCACGTGGATCGATCACGCCAGCTCACAAAAAGCAACCTTCAGTGCATGAAGCGGTACAAGGAGTTTGCAGCTGGCAAAAAGGTGGTATAGAATGCGCAGGAATAGCGCAGGCGCAATTAAACCGCCTTGCCATCATCGCTAAACGGTCTTTAGGCGTGGAGCCTTATGACTTCAGGTAGTTGATGGAGAGTTGCGCTCAAAAATTCCAAAGCCTCAGCTTAATCGCTGGGGCTTTTTGCAATCCGCATTGGTCAATTGATTAGTGCATGACATTCCTTGGCACAAGCGTGGCAATCAATTGCGCACCTCCTGGTATGTTCGCGAAGGTGCTGCTCACATTCGTTGGCACATGCTAGGCAGATCTCGCCGCACAGCTTGCAAAAGTGCTTGGCCATCTCACTGTTGCGAGCCATAGCGCCTGAAGCAAGTGCGCATACGGCCGCGCAATCCATGTTCATTGCAATGCAACCAGCCATGGGGCTTACGTCCTGCTCTTTAAGGCACTCGGCAATACAAGCGTTACATGCAGTGATGCAGGCGTTGCAAGCATCGATGCACCCTAAGTATTGATAGGCTGAGTTCATTGACTTCTCCTGAGAGTATGTGAAAGCTCACTATCAATTGGGTGCTTGCTAACATAGTGTTGGTGTAGGTGGATGTGCCAACATTCCGTCCAAGACGATTTGTGTTCTCTATCGCTGTGCCGCGGGTACTTTTTTGATCGCCTCGGCTGCTTTTTATTCACGGCTAGCTGCCATCGAGCACGCCCGACGATCACGCAAATTGCTTCAGGGGCGGATCAATCGGGGCAGTTCCCTCTACACCCTGGGGAAATATTTAGTCGTTTAGCTGCTCGCTGTAATAGAGCGTCGTTCCGCATTGACCGCAGTAATGTTCACGCATGAAGCGCGCATATTGGACCGGACGGTTATGCACTCTGGCCGAATTGCAGTGCGAGCACTGAACATTGCCCCGGACAAAATGTTCAGGGTAGCTAGACCTGTACCAGTCGAAATTGCGTGCCCGCAGCCGTCTTAGGTACAGAAAGCGGCTTAGATGCGGGTAAAAGAAGAACAAAAGAACCAGCGTACATGCACCGTTGAAGAGGAAGGTACTTTTCTCCATGGCAAGTGCTGCCGCCGCTGTCGAGATGGATGCCAAGAGAGAAAGCGCGCCCAAAATCACAAATGCAAAGTAATTCATGTTGTCCGTGTTGGTTGAATTCGCAGCGGGTGTCTGTATGACTCCTCCTTTGACAATTGTAAGTTTATGTTTCTCGCAAGTTGCTCTCGATTGACTTACTCCAATCTCTGCTCGCTTTAGTGAGCTTTTCCTTTTCCACCACCATTGAGCGCGTCCAACTGTCACGCACATTGCAGTAGAGGCAGACAACTTGGTGGCGGTACCTACGTCTGTGACAAAAACAGAAAGGGCCTACTAGGTAGGCCCTTCACTCACTGAAACTTGCCGATAGAAGAGGGTGTAAATGAACTTCAGTCGTGATCTCTCTCTGGATGGAGCTTCTGGTGAGTGATTTCATTCTGATCTTCTGGTACGGGAGGTTGCTAGGTGTTATCCCTTGGGTGTTTTGTAGGGATGTGCATCGAAAAGGCGATGCAGTATCAGGGAGGGGTTGGTAATGCCTCAGCGCCCTAACAAGCCTTGTCGCCATCGAGGCTGCAACACCCTGTCGCGCTCGTCCTCGGGGTTCTGCGAGGCCCATCAGTCCGAAGCCAGCGGCTGGAATCATCCGAAACGTGAGTCAGCCAAGGCGCGTGGCTATGACTATGCATGGCAAAAGATTCGAGAGTGGGTGATGCAACGTGACACGGGCTTGTGTCAGCCATGTCTCAAGCTCGGCGCACTGTCGACCGCGCAAGAGGTTGATCACATTGTCCCGAAGGCTCAGGCAACGCGGTTGGGCTGGACCCGAGAACAGATGGACGCAAGAGAAAACCTGCAGGCGATCTGCAAGGCTTGTCACACCGTCAAAACGTCTCGGGAGTCGAGAGGTTTGTTCACCTCACTCTTGGCCTGATCGCCTAGCAGGCGGGCTGCAGCTTGCTGCTTGGGTGGTTCAGCGCGGGGAGGGGGAGGGTCGAAACCAGGGCGCCACCGCCCTCTAGACCGACCGGTTCGTCGAATTTTTACGCCCGCGAAATATGAAATTTAACTGGAGGCCCGATGGCAGGTGCTGCTGGGCGCTCTGGCCGTCGCCCCAAACCCACGGCAAAGAAGCTGTTGGCTGGTAACCCAGGCAAGCGAGCTCTCAATCAAGCTGAACCGGACTTCGAGCTGGTTCTGAACATCGATTGTCCAGATTGGATGGGCGATCACGGTCGAGTGCTCTGGGAGACTGTGGCGCCGCAGTTGTGCAAAGAGCGCATTTTGGCGGCGACAGATATTCAGAACCTTGAGGTGTACTGCTCCGCTTATGACCAGTTCCGGATGGCCCAGGCGGATATCGCCCAGAACGGAGTGACGGTCTCTGGAGCCATGGGCGGCGTGATCAAGAACCCCGCCGCGACGGCCCTCAAAGAGGCGACGGCCATGATGGCCAGCTATGGCGGGATGCTGGGGCTGGATCCGTCCAGTCGACAGCGAATGTTGGGGACAGGCAAGAAGAAGCAGAGCGACAACCCATTTGCAGGGGTCATCAATGGCTAAATATCCGGCGGTGGATGCAGCCAATAAGTTCGCCAAGGCCGTTGTTGCCGGCAAGATCCCGGCGTGTCGATATGTCCGGCAGGCCTGTCAGCGTCATCTGGATGATCTGCTGGCCAGCAAAAGCAAGACTTACACCTACGAGTTCGATGCGAAGGAGGCGCAGAAGAAGATCGCTCTGATTGAGCTACTGCCGCACACCAAAGGGGAATGGGGCTTCAAGCGCCAGTTGATCACTTTGGAGCCGTGGCAGAAGTTCGGTCTGGCTTGCACCTTTGGATGGAAGCGCAAAAAGGATGGTCTTCGCCGCTTTCGTGAAAGCTACTGGGAGGTCAATCGCAAGAACGGCAAGAGTGTCATTGCCGCTGGTGTGGGCCTGGCCATGTTTGCGGCTGACAACGAGTTTGGCGCCGAGGTTTACTCCGGGGCCACCACAGAAAAGCAGGCATGGGAGGTGTTTAGGCCGGCGCGACTGATGGCAATGCGATCGCCCATGTTGCTGGAGGCTGCGGGCATCGAGGTCAATGCCTCCAACCTGAACAAGCCAGGCGATGGCAGTCGCTTTGAGCCCATCATTGGCAACCCTGGTGACGGTGCCAGTCCATCATGCTCCATCGTGGACGAGTACCACGAGCACGATAGTGATGCGCTCTACACCACCATGCTCACGGGCATGGGCGCGCGCAAACAGCCTCTGATGTTCATCATCACCACGGCTGGCTACAACATCGAAGGCCCTTGCTACGACAAACGCCGCGAAGTGGTGGAGATGCTCGACGGCACCGTTCCCAACGACGAGCTGTTCGGCTGGATCTGGACCGTTGATCCTGAGGATGACTGGAAAGATCCAAAGGTGCTGGCCAAGGCCAACCCCAATATCGGCGTGTCGGTCTATCAGGAGTACCTGGAGAGCCAGCAGCGAAGAGCCATCCAGCAGGCGCGCTTCACCAACACCTTCAAAACCAAGCACCTGGGTCTTTGGGTAACGGCCAAAGCCGGTTACTTCAACATGACCCAGTGGGATGCGTGTGAGGATGAAACGCTGAACCTAGCGGAATTCGAAGGCCAGTCGGTGGTGTTGTCGTTCGACTTGGCTCGCAAGTTGGACATGAACAGCATGGCCCGCCTGTTCTGGCGCGACATTGACGGAAGACGGCACTACTACAGCATCGCTCCACGGTTCTGGGTGCCAGAGGATACGGTCAACAACAGTGACAACCGCCGCATGGCCGAGCGCTTGCAGAAGTGGGTCAACACAGGACACCTGCTGACCACCGACGGTGCCGAGATTGACTACCGCGAAATTCTGGAGGAAGCCAAGGATGCTGCAAGGCTCAATCCTGTCGAAGCTTCGCCCATGGATCCGCACGGGGCTACCAATCTGGCGCACCAGCTTGACGATGAAGGCTTGCTGCCGATCACCATCGTGCAGAACTACACCAACATGAGCGATCCGATGAAGGAGCTGGAGGCCGCCATCATGTCAGGGCGATTTCATCATGACGGCAACCCGCTCATGACCTGGTGCATGGGCAATGTGATCGGCAAGCACCTGGTTGGCAACGACGACATCGTGCGGCCGATCAAGCAAGGTAACGACAACAAGATTGACGGAGCCGTAGCACTGATCATGGCGATTGGCCGCGCAATGCCTGGAAAGCAGGCAGAGCAGGAGGCCAGCATCTATGACAGTGGAGTCGGTATTTAGCCACCTTCGGGTGGCTTATTTATTCACGCTGCCTGGACTTGCGCCATGGTGGCTTCTCAACCGCCGCATGAAAAACCTCCTCAACCTCATTACCCGCGAGCTCGTTGGCCTGGCATTCATGGTGGTGGGCTTTGTCTGTTTGCTGGCCGGCATTGCCGCGCACTTCTCTCTGGCGGTCGCGGCCATGGTGGGCGGTTGCCTGCTGCTGGTTGCAGGCGTTGCCATTGATCGGATGAGCTGATGCTGTTCAACAAAAGAGACACCGCCGAGCAGGCGGGCACCCGCGTTGGCTGGCTGTCATCCATGATTGGTGGTGCCAAGCAATCGGCAGCCGGCCAGCTGGTTACGCCGCAGACGGCCTTGGCTTTGCCTGTGCTGCAGAACTGTGTGTCGCTGTTGGCCGAGTCTGTGGCTCAACTGCCGCTCGAAGTGTTCGAGCGCCTGGAAGATGGCTCCCGCAAGTCTGCCGAAGCTCACCCGGCCTATGCGTTGCTCAAGTTTGCTCCCAATGATTGGCAGACACCGTTCGAGTCGCGTGAGTATGCGCAAACGGCTTTGGGGCTGCGCGGCAACGCCTACAGCTTCATTGAGCGCGACGGCCGCGGCAACCCCACGGCGCTGATCCCGCTCAACCCGGGCGATGTTCAGGTGTTCAAGGGCCCGGACCTCAAGCCGTATTACTCGATTGATGGCAAGGAGCCGGTGCCTGCGCGCTTTGTTCACCACGTGCGCTGGGTATCGCTGGACAAGTACACAGGCCTGTCGCCCATCGCCCTGCACGCCAACAGCATTGGCTATGCGCTGGCGCTGGAAGAGTACGGCAGCAAGTCCTTCCTACATGGCACCGCGCTGTCCGGCGTGCTGGAGCGTCCCAAGGAAGCCGCGGCCATCAAGGAGCAAAGCGCCATTGATGCGCTGACCAACAACTGGCAGGCCAAGTTCGGGGGCGCACCCAATGCGGGCAAGGTGGCGCTGCTGCAAGAGGGCATGACCTTCAAGGCCCTGTCCATGAACAACGTGGACGCGGAGCTGATCGGGGCGCTCAAGCTGGCTGCGGTGGACATCACCCGCATCTACAAGATGCCGCCACCCATGGTCGGGATGATGGAGGCCGCCACGTACAACAACGTGGAAAACCTCCAGATCCAGTTCGTGATCTACACCCTGATGCCCTGGCTT